TGGCTAAATCTCTCTCCGAGCTTTTTTGGTTCTCTCCCTGGAGGCGTGATGCTGAATTGCAGACAGCTTGAGGCGGAGGAGCGCAAGGCTGGGTTCGGTGTCTAGGCGTCCTCGGCGGCAGTTGTCGGCCGACAAGCGTGGTTATGGGTGGGAGCATCGCCGTCGGCGGGTTGTGGAGGCGCGGAAGGTTGAGGCTGGTGGCGTGGCTTGTGTGCGGTGTAATCGGCTGATCGTGCCGGGCTCGCGGTGGGATTTGGGGCATGTGGATGGTTCGGGGAAGCGGGAGTACAGCGGTCCGGAGCATGAGCGGTGTAATCGGCGGGCTGGTGCGATTGTGGGGAATCGGGCTCGGGCTGGCCGGCCGGTGGTCGTGCGGCGTGCGCGCTGGTGGTAGGACGGATGAGCCTCAGCGACGAGCCAATCATGCGCAGTCTCGCGGCTCAATCCGCGATCCGCGACCCGAGCCTCTGGGACTACGACGCGCAGACCGACACCTACACGCTTCGGGGTCACAATCTCTGCGTCGCGGGGCAGGCCGTCGCCGCGATCGGTGACCCACAGCTCGAGGCGGCGATGCTCTGGACGATCACGGGGAGCGCTGATGCCTCCAGCGAAGCGCGCACGGGCCACGAAGCCTCCCGATGACCGCGGCCCGGTTGAGCGGGCGACTGCCGCCTATCTGAAGACCCTGCCCGCTGATCTTGCTGGCTCGCCGTTGGCGGCGTCGGCCTTAGCGATGGCCCAAGGCTTGGACGGTCCGAGCTCGTTGACGAGCCGGACGATGGCCGCGAAGGCGCATCAGGATCTCTTGCGGGAGGTCAGGTCGTTGGCGCCGGCGAAGGAGACGCACGATGGCCTCGACGATGAGCTTGCCCGGCGTCGAGCGCGTCTTGCTGGGACGGCAGCTTCCACGGTTGAGCGCGGTTCCTGACTACATTTCGTCGACTGGCGATGAGGCGATCAGGCTTGCCGCGATGGCGGGCCTGGATCTTCTTCCGTGGCAGCAGTGGGTGCTCAGGCATTCGCTCGGCGAGCGTGACGATGGCCGGTGGGCGGCGTTCGAGGTTGGCCTGATAGTTGGCCGGCAGAATGGAAAAAACTCCTGCTTGGAGGCGCGCGAACTGGCGGAGCTGTTTCTCGTCGCGCCGTTGGCTGGGCCGCGGCTGATCATCCATTCGGCGCATCAGTTCAAGACGGCGCTTGAGCATTTCCGGCGGATGAAACGGCGGATTCTTGAGACGCCTGAGTTGCGGCGGCGGGTGAAGGGCCCGGTTCGGCGGGGGCTTCCGGCTGGGATCAGGGATTCTCACGGCGAGGAGTCGATCGAGCTGGTCGATGGGTCGCGACTGGTGTTTCAAGCGCGGACGTCGAGCGGCGGTCAGGGCGCCGGGTTCGCTGGCGTGACGTTGCTGGTGTGGGATGAGGCGTGGAATCTCCCCGATTCGGTGATCGGGTTTGTGCTTCCGACCCTGTCGGCGATGACGCTCGGCACTCCTGGCGTTCAGGTTTGGTACACGTCGCAGGCGGTGAACCAGCTGGCGATGCCGTATGGCTTGCATTTGGCGCGGGTCCGGGAGCGCGGCACGGCCGGCGAGTCGGGCATGTTCTTTGCTGAGTGGTCGGTTGACGAGGCCGAGTTTGCGAGGCGTCCGGAGATGGCGGATGATCCGGTGGCGCTTGCGCAGGCGAACCCGAGCTTGGGATGTTTGATCGCGTTGGAGCATGTTCGGCGTGAGCGGGCGGGCGCGATGCCGTGGCACGAGTTCCTGGCGCACCGGTTGGGGATCGGGGATTGGCCCGACACGAGCGCGGAGTCGGGCCGGGTGATCTCGTCGGCGCAATGGTTGGCGTGCGCCGAACCGGACCAGGCGAACCGGGTGACGTCAATCCCGACGTTCGCGATCGACGCGAACACCGACCAGACGTGGGCGTCGATCGGCGTGGCTGGCGATAGGGCGGACGGGCTCGGCCAGTTCGCGGTGGTGGAGCACGCCCGCGGCATGGAGTGGGTTGTGCCGTTGGCGGCGCAGTTGCAGCGCGAGTTCAGGCGGTCGCGGTTCGTGATCGATAAGCGCGGGCCCGCCGCGGAGCTGGTCGACGCGCTCAAGAAGGCGCGCGTCCGGCTGATCGAATCGTCGACGGAGGATCTGGCGGTCGCGTGCGGCCAGTTCCTTGACGCTGTTGTTCATCAGACGGTGCGCTATCCGGTGCCGCAACCCGATCTTGACGAGGCGCTGGCGGCCGCACGGAAGGCGCCGCTCGGTGATCGTTGGAAGTGGGGGCGCCGCCAGAGCACGGGCGCGGATATCAGCCCGCTGGTCGCGTGCACGCTCGCATTGTGGGCTCATCGCGCTCGCCCCGGCAGGTCGCGGCTCATCATCCCGAACGAAACGAGGCCGAATGATGGCTAGCGGCAACTGGTGGGAGCACCCGAGCGACTACCGCTGGAGCCTTGACGCTCCGGCCGGGTTCCGGACGATCGGCATTATCGAGCCGCCCGCGGGCGCCGAACCGCCTCGCCGAGCGCCGTTCGGCTTCGGCGCCCGCGCGCTGGAGCCTGAGCGCGTCGACCGCGACCCGTTGCTGTGGGACGGCTCGGACTGATGCCTCTGTTTCAACCCAAGCCGCCGGTCCCTGAGATCGAGGCGCCCGACCCTCAATGGCTGTCGCGCGTCCTGAAAAAGCGGATCGTCGTCCACACGCGCGACGACAAGAGCATCCAGGGCGTCCTCATGGAACAGCTCGCCGACGGCGTGATCCTGCGAGCGGCGCTGCTGCTGCGTGACGGGAGCGCGCCTCCGACGCCGATGGCCGGAGAAACGTGGATTCCGCGGGAGAATGTGGCTTTCGCGCAGTTGGATGAGTGAAATAATGGCCTTTCCGCTGCTGCTCGTCGTCACGCATTGGCGTCCGCCGGTCGCCGGCCTCGAAGGGGCTGGCTGGCAGTGGTGGAGCACGACGCATTACGCCACCGGCCCGGACCCAGTCTGAGTCGTGCAGATCCTGACGCCAAGCGGACAGTTCGAGTCGCGCACCAGCAATCCTCTCGCCCCGTATGGCTCGACCGTCCCGCCACCCCCGGGCGGCGACTCGGTCGGGGGAATGCAGATCAACGAGCGCACTGTCCTGCAGATCGCCGCCGTGTACGGAAGCGTCCGGCTGATCAGCGAGGCGATCGCCGCGATGCCCGTCCTGCAATGGCGGCAGATGGGGACGACCGAACCGAAGCGCATGGAGTTGGCGCCGGTGATCGCCCAGCCATATGTTGGGGATCTCGTTACGCAACGCGACTTCGTGATCCAGGGCACCATGAGCATGCTGCTTCAAGGCACGCTGTGGGGTGAGATCATCAGCCGCGACGAACGGTTGAACCCGGCGCAGGTCAAGCTCGTGCATCCCGATCACGCACGTATCCGCCGCCGCCAGGACAACGGCCAGCTGGAGGTCACCTACTGGAATCAGATCTGCCCGCTTGACAATGTGACCCGCGCGATGGCCCTGTCAGTCCCGGAGGGGATCAAGGGCCTGTCGCCGATCGAATATCTACGGACCGCGTTCGGGATCGCTAGGGCGCAGGACATGTTCCAGTCTGCGTTCATGCGCAACAGCGCGCGGCCAGACGGGTGGATCAGCGTCGACGATGATCTCGACCCGGACGAGGTCGACAGGATGATGTACGGCTGGAACGCCGCGCACCAGGGCATCGGCAAGGCCGGGTCGCCGGCAGTCCTGACCGGCGGGATGAAGTGGAATCAGATCAGCATGAGCATGGCCGATGCTCAGTTCCTCCAGGCGACACAGCTGTCAGCGAGCGTGATTTCGGGGCAGATCTACGGGATTCCGCCGCACATGCTGGGAATGACGGATAAGGATACGTCTTGGGGTAGTGGCATTGAGCAACAGCAGATCGGGTTCGTCAGGGATACGCTGATGATCTGGCTGTGTCGGTGGGAGGACATGTTGTCGTCGTGGCTGCCTCGCGGGCAGTTCGTGACGTTCGATCTGTCGCAGCGGTTGCGGGGTGACACGTTGCAGCGGTGGGCGGCGTGGCAGTTGGCGCGGTCGATGGGCGCGATGAACAATGCCGAGATCAGGGTGACTGAGGGGCTGCCGAAGGTGACGGATCCGGAGCAGGCGGCGATCCTTGAGGCGTATGACGCGCCGTTGAATAGCAGTCCGATGAAGCCGGCGACCACGGGTGGCGCTGGCGGCGACAAGGCCAACTAGGCCACCTATCTCCTAGCCCGAGGGAGGGCGAATGGAAGACCATAAGCCCGAGGGCGAGCAGCGCGCGGCGAAGTACACGCAGGCCGAGATTGACGCGCTTGGCGCGAAGGGCCAAGCGTTCAAGAACGACGACGGCACCTACGGCTATCCGATCGCCGACGGCGAGGACCTCGACAACGCGATTCACGCGGTCGGCCGCGGGAACGCCGACCACGACAAGATCAGGGCCTACATCATCGGC